CCCCACAAATGTCTGGCAACGGATGTTTGTGGCGGCAACGCGGACCTGGGTTGGGCCCCCAGGAAAGCGACCGCAGCCTAGCGGTGTATAATGTGGGATTTCGTGATGGTATGGTGATAGTTGGTGAGTATCAAAGGGATTTATCTTTGAAGGTAGTCGGATTGTGTTCAAGAAATTGTATTAGAACAATGATAAGTGAGGTAGTTCAAGATCGTACCCATTTGTTATTGGATAAGTATGATGTTAACAGACTTCTTGTAGCTTTCGCAGACAAACCCAAGTTCCTAATAGATAGAGTACTAATAATCAATAACGTATCATCATTGTAATGTTTAAGGCTTTTAGCGCAATTTTTGGATGGCGCCACAATGTGCACCACACACCCTTCCCCCGCGCCCGAAAGGGACGTACCACTGTTAGTGGGAGACGCGGGTTTGATTCCTCCAGTTCGTCAGCGAGTTCTGAAGGAAGAATACTTGATAGCACTGTCGCAATAGACACCAGTGCTACCCCGGCAGTTAGCTGCCACCCATCGGATCAGGAGGATGTTGTCATTCCACCCGTTTTTGTCCACCGCAATCGATGCGTGAGGGATAGATCAAGGGACAACATTCCCCCAGTTGACGATTTAACACCACCAATACCCACAGCCACATTTGAGAAGGAGAGTGAACCAGTATGCCCATCTGGGGTTCCCGCCGACTCATCTGAACCTGTTTATCTGCGTGCAGCAAAGACCAAGCTTAGTGTTTGGTGGGACCAAGTTTTTGGTTCCTCAGACACAGAGTGGCTCACAGCCTTGTCACAAGCAGTGTATTCAGGGGCCTTTAATGGGGATGGAGGAGTTGAGGAGGTCGGGTTTGCAGTGGGATTTTGGACTCGCATTAAGTCCAGCATTGTGGGATCACATGATATTCAGCATAGGACCATCCGATGGGTGGCTAAGCTTATGAGCGTGTTGCGACCAATGTTGGATGAGTTGCGTTGCCGACTTCCCCCAGAGGACTTGGCCAACGTCACGCCATTGGGAAAGAGGTTTGTTGAGAGAGCCGTTAAGGCACTGTTGGACGAGATTGAAGAGGGGAAGTTGAAACGCATGGAGACTGTGCGAAACCACCTCCTCTATGGAACCGTTTCCACTAGAGCCACAATCCAGCGGATAGTGTGTACCTTGGCACCCATGTTAACAGATGAGGATGTCTTGGCCCGCCGCTTGGGTGATATTATCGGCCATCAGCAGGTTCGCCTCTAGGGGTGTCCCGTGGAAGGCACAGCTGTGGACACTAGGGAGCTCGGTGGGGTTCCGTTGATTAATTGCAATGGAATTTCAAAATTACCACCCATTGAGAGCCTTAGTATCCATCCGGCACTGTGCATCCGTCCATGGGACAGCAAGGCCGCCCCGAGTAGGCGGTTTATTGCTCATACAGACACAATGTTGTTGAATTATGGCTGTCATCGAAACAGTCTTGTCAACATCTTGCGTGCTCTGAATGAGCGTGTATATTATGTGAAGGGACCGACCGGATTGGTTGAATGTCCTAAAGGTAAAGCTATATCGTGGATTCGTATGAATCATATCTCCAAGCAGCTGTCCGGATTTGTTCTGGACAGTAACCCGGGAGTGCAAGAGTTGACCAGTCAACAATTTGTTGACCAGTGTCCTGCACATAAGAGGGTTATGTACTCACACGCTGCAGGAGAGTATGAGACGCGCGGTGTAGCCCGCAGGGATTGCAAGTTGAACAGCTTCGTCAAGTTCGAGAAAGTGGAATTTCGCTCGAGCGGACCAAAGGCTGACCCCTGCCCTAGGATTATACAACCCCGGTCACCTGTGTTTAACGTAGCTTTGGGAAGGTACACACGCCGCATTGAGGAATCGATGTACAAAGCGATTGCGGCGTCGTGGAAAGCGGACCAAGATGAGTTGGTTGTCATGAAAGGATTAACGATTGATCAGGTTGGAGATCAGCTTCGACATAAATGGGATAAGTACAAACGTCCCGTTGCTGTTGGGTTGGATGCCAGCAGGTTTGATCAGCATGTTAGCGTCAATGCTCTCAAGTTTGAGCATTCTGTCTATAACTCCATTTTTCGTTCTAGAGAACTGCGGTATTTGTTAAAACAACAATTACGAAACCGTGGGTCAGCATTTGTGGACGGATTTAGGGTTGACTACGTGGTTGATGGAACTCGTAGTAGTGGAGACATGAATACCTCCTTGGGAAATTGTATGATCATGAGCAGTTTGGTTTTGTTGTATGTTAAGGAGAAAGGTATTAACGCCTCGTTAGCTAACAATGGAGATGACTGTTTAGTGTTCATGGAAGCGGACGATTTGCAGAAGTTTTCCAATGGGCTGGATGAATGGTTTTTGGACTTTGGTTTTGAAATGGAGGTTGAGAAGCCCTGCTTCATCTTTGAGGAGTGTGAGTTTTGTCAGATGCATCCGGTGTGGTCTGACGGGTGGGTCATGGTTCGTAATCCCATGGCTGCCATCTCAAAGGACTCGATGATGTTAGGGTTCCCCGCCAATCAATACCCCAAATGGATTGGAGCTGTTGGTACTGCCGGCGTGTCACTGTATGGCGACATGCCGATCTATAACAGTATGTATTCACGGTTTAAAGAATTTGGGGAAGAGTCTAAAATCAGGAACCAAGCTTGCATGGAGACAGGGTTTTTCCGGATGACCCGCAGGAATAGGCT